GGGAATGGTCCTAAACAGATCGTTTCTGAGCTGGGGTATGTCCAGTATGCAACCGGTCAACCTATGGGTGCGCTCAGTTCTTGGGCGATGCTGGCTTTTCTTCACCATGCAATCGTTCAGTGGTCCGCATTCCGAGCGGGCGTACTAACTACCAATAAACCATGGTACGAAGGCTATGCCGTCTTGGGAGACGACGTAGTCATAGCACGTACTTGTGTGGCCAAGGAATACGCGGGTATTATGAAAGCGTTAGATGTTGGGATTGGAGACCATAAGTCTCTGATTTCACCATCAGGCAAGGCATTGGAATTTGCGAAGCGTACTTTCCTTAATGGAGAGAATGCTTCAATGGTTCCCTTTGCCGAGTTTGTGATAGGTCGACAGAGCCTGTCTGGCCTATTGGAGCTTGTGCGTAAATACTCACTTTCCTTCGGACAGATGCTATCTGTCCTGGGTTATGGGTATCGCGCTAAAGCTTCAGCATCGAAACGCCTTTTCAGTTTACCCAAACGGCTTCGTAACTATATAATTACGTTCTACGGTCCGGGAGGGCCGGGTTACACAGGTTTAAAAGGGTGGTTACCTTTAAAATCGGTAACTTCCTTATACAAGACCTCTGTGACTCGGGTTCAAGGTCTCTGTAGATTATTCTTTGAGTCTGAGGTAAGACTCATTCTCGAATTCCTAGACTCTTATCGACCTCTTATTGAGGTTGCTAAGAGGTTAGGGACGGTTTACAGAGACCGTGAGCACTATGGCACGACACCGAGGGGAGCCGATCGAGCATCATCGCACTCAGGGATTGAGAGGACTACGCCTAGCGCGGTCGTCGATTCCTTGAATGAGACGGTGTATCGTGAGGCTTTCCTTGATGTGGTCATAGCCAGCCGGGACCTTCGTACCAAGCTAGAGGAAATCTCTATAGAATCCCTTGACTGGGAATCATTAGAGAACTTGTGGGCTCAGTTCCGAGAGATCGAAACTGAGTTTGCGGCGTTACCATTTCCACGTAACATCCAAACTAGGGTGTCGGAGGGTAAACCTCCTACATCCGAATCTAAGATGTTGAAGAGATGGTATCGATACTCTAGTACGTTTAGGGCGACTGTTGACCCAATCAACAATTAGTCTATATATAAGT